GTAAAGACTATCCGTGAAAATTACTTCACAACCAAAGCAGCTACAGTTCAATCTGTAGTTACTGATGCTCCAGTAGAAGCATTGACAGAAGAAGTTTCTAAGAAATTAGATCCAACCATGTCCGCTTATGCTGCTCAGCTCAACAAATTAAACAAATAAGGAAATCCAAAATGATTAATCGTCAAGATTTAGTAAAAAAATGGGCTCCGATTCTTGAGCACGAAAGTGCTCCAAAGATTCGTGACAACTATCGTAAAGAAGTAACTGCAGTTCTTCTAGAAAACCAAGAAATCGAAATGCGTCGTGGTCGTGAAGCCATGGGCGAATTGTTCGAAGCTGCACCAGCTAACGCTGTTGGTTCTTATGGTGACACTGGCGGTTTCGCTAAGTTTGATCCAGTAATTATCAGCTTAGTTCGTCGTTCAATGCCACAAATGATTGCTTATGATGTTTGCGGTGTACAACCAATGACACAACCAACTGGCTTGATCTTCGCAATGAAGTCACGCTACTCCACTCAAGGTGGTACAGAAGCATTGTTCAACGAAGCTGATACAGACTTCGCTGGTACTGGTACTCACTCTGGTGCTTATGATTTCGGTGGATCTGAAACTACTGGTACTGGTCTAGCGACTGCCGATGGCGAGCGTTTAGGTCAAGGTGGTTCTGGTGATGGTTCTTTCGGTGCAATGGCTTTCTCTATCGAGAAGACTTCTGTAACTGCTAAGACTCGTGCTTTGAAAGCTGAGTACTCAATCGAATTAGCACAAGATATGAAATCTGTTCATGGTCTTGACGCTGAAGGCGAATTGAGCAACATCCTTTCAACAGAAATTCTTGCTGAAATCAACCGTGAAGTTATCCGTACAATCTACAAGACTGCTAAGCCAGGTGCTCAAGTTGGTGTAACTACTGCTGGTACATTCGACTTAGATACTGACTCAAATGGTCGTTGGTCTGTTGAGAAGTTCAAAGGTCTAATGTTCCAAATCGAACGTGAAGCCAATGCTATCGGTCAACAAACTCGTCGTGGTCGTGGTAACGTGATCATCACTTCAGCTGACGTAGCTTCTGCTTTAGCTATGGCTGGTGTGTTAGATTATTCTTCTGGTTTAACTGGTAAGAATGATTTGACTGTAGATGACACTTCTACTACTTTCGCTGGTATTTTGAATGGCAAGTACAAAGTTTATGTTGACCCATATACTTCAAACGTGTCTTCAACTCAGTTCTTCGTTGTTGGCTACAAAGGCGCATCTGCTTTTGACGCTGGCTTGTTCTATTGCCCATACGTTCCGTTGCAAATGGTTCGTGCAGTTGATCCTAACAGCTTCCAGCCAAAAATTGGCTTCAAGACTCGTTACGGTCTAGTTGCTAACCCATTCGTTAACTTGGATGACGGCACTGCTGGTCAAGACAACTTGACTGCTGATGTGAACTACTACTACCGTCGTGTTAAGGTTTCTAACCTAATGTAATCGGTTAGTCGGTTTTAAGAAGCCGACGAAGAAGCGGTACTTTAAGGGAGGTCTTTCGAGATCTCCCTTTTTTATTTGGATAAATAATAACATGGCTACTACTATTTCCTGTCCGATCCCAGATAACATTACTCCATTATCACCTAATGGATTCTTGTTTAACATTACCAAATTACCTAATCTGTCATTCTTTTGTCAGTCGGTAAATATTCCAGGTATCACTCTTGGTGCTCCTGAGTTTGGTAATCCATTTAATGTACAACCAATTCCAGGTGAATCATTAACCTATGATCAACTTACTGTACAGTTCTTAGTTGATTCCGATATGGCAAACTACAAAGCAATCTATAACTGGATTATCGCTTTAGGTTTCCCACAAGATTATGAACAGTATATCACTTATGCTGAAAATGACACATTGAACTATTCTGAGTTGGCAAAGAACTACTCAGATGCTACTTTGCAAATTCTTGGTGGCAATAATCAAACTGTACAGTTAGTGCAATTTGTAGATATGTTTCCAATCACGATTGATTCATTGATGTTTGCATCTACAAATACAGACGTGCAATACCTAGTGGGGAATGCAACATTCCGCTACGGATACTATAAATTCTTGTAAGACAAACTTGATTTTTTTGTAATACTGCGGTATAATGGCAGTATATAAATGTGAGGATATTATGAATATTGAACAATTGCAAGAACAGTGGGACAAAGACTGCGAGATCGATGATAACTATCTCGGTGAAACTACCACAGCAACTCCTAAGTTACATGCCAAGTATTTAAAAATGCTTGTCAACATCAAACTTAAACATACCAAATACCAATCAGACTACAACATGCTTCGGAAAAATAAATTCCGATTGTATCGTGGCGAACTCTCACGTGATGAGTTAACCGATCTTGGTTGGGAACAATGGCAAGGTGTTAAGCCATTAAAGAATGAGATGGATGAATTCCTTTCAGGTGATACCGAACTAAATACATTAAGAGTCAAGATTGATTATCTTGAGACAATGATATATTTTCTTGAATCCGTTCTTGGCCAAATCAAAGCCAGAGACTGGCAGATTAAAACTGCAGTTGAATGGAAGAAATTCTTAGCTGGTATGTAATGATTAAAATTGAGAAGTTAGACGAAGTTTATGTTAGAGTTTTTAGCGATGGTTCTATTGAACAAGAACTCGCTGACTTCTTCACCTATGAATATCCAGGTGCAAGATTCACACCTCAGTTCAGAGCAAGACTCTGGGATGGTAAAGTTCGTCTATACGATCAAGTAAGAAAGACACTCTACGTAGGATTAGTTTCTTATGTTGAAGAGTTTGCCACTCGCAATGGGTATGGCATTGAATACGTAACTCCTGTATTCCATCAAAACAATATCACACATCAGATTGTAGAAGACTATGCCAAGTCACTCAATCCTCATGGTCGTGGTAAACCAATCGAAATCCGAGACTATCAAATTGAAGCAGTAAAGACTGCTCTAGATAAAGAGCGCACACTCTTATTATCTCCCACTGCTTCTGGTAAGTCATTTATAATTTACACCACGATGCGTTGGCATATTGCACACGATCGTAAATGTGTCATTATAGTTCCAACAACATCGCTCGTTGAGCAGTTGTTTACTGACTTTGAAGACTACTCCTCTGCAAATGGTTTTAATACTGATGGTGCTTGTCAAAAGTTATATGCAGGATTCACTAAAGAGTTTACCAAAGATGTATTGATTACAACTTGGCAGTCAGTATACCTACAACCTAAATCTTGGTTTGCACAGTTCGATGTAATTTTCGGAGATGAAGCACACCAGTTCAAAGCAAAGTCCCTAACAACAGTTATGGAAAAGATGGACAAGATTCGTTATCGTATTGGAACAACAGGAACACTTGATAACAAGAAAGTTCATCGTTTGGTTCTTGAAGGTATGTTTGGTCCAGTGCATAAGGTTACTACAACCAAAGCACTCATGGATTCAGGAAGACTTACTACACTAAATATAATGTGTGTGATGTTGAAATACAACGAAGAAATTCGTAAGGCACAAAAGAATAAGACTTATCAAGAAGAGATGGACTTTCTTGTAAGTAATGATAAACGAAATAAATTTATTCGTAATCTTGCAGTAAAGTGCGAGGGTAATACCTTAGTTCTTTTTCAGTACGTTGAAAAGCATGGCAAGATTTTATATGAATTAATAAAGGACAAGGTGCATGAAAATCGCAAAGTGTTCTTTGTTTACGGAGGAACAGATACAACCGATCGTGAAGCAATTCGTCACATTACAGAAGGTGAAAGCGACGCTATTATTATTGCTAGTTTTGGTACATTCTCCACTGGCATCAACATACCGTCTCTCGAGAATGTCATTTTTGCATCACCATCAAAGAGCAAGATCCGTAACTTGCAAAGTATTGGTCGTGGATTGAGATTGAAAGATGGCAAGACTAAATGTAATCTATTTGATCTTGCCGATGATTTGCATTGGAAGTCTTGGAAAAACCATACTCTAAATCATGCAGCAGAGCGATACAAAACTTACGCTGAAGAAGAATTTAAAGTTAAAATTGTAGAGGTGGATCTATGTTAGACGACAACGAGTTCTACATTGTAATGAAACTCACATCAGGTGAGCAAGTAATGGCTGTCCTCAAAGAAGAGGATGATGAACATGTCTTGCTTGAATCACCAATGTGTATTAGAACTATTCCCATCTTAGAAGCAAGTCGTGAACATGTAACGGCACATCCGCTTTGCCAATTCTCTGATGATAGAACTTTTGTGATTGCAAAGCGAGACATTATGTTCGTGAAGAAATTGCATCATCTATTCATACCTCACTATCAACGCATTGTTGCAGAGCATGAAAGACTTTCTTTTATATCAAAAGATAACAAAGAAGAGTTGCTCTGGGAAGATGAAGTAGATTTAGAAGAAGCAAAAAGAAGAATCTTAATGCTTGAGGAATTAGTTAAAACTCCAAAAGATGAAAGAGAAGAAGAAAGATTCAGAGTCTTTGTCGAAGGTAACGATACAGTTAATTAGTAGTAACGATCAACCCTAACACAGTGATTATGCCCCAAGTCAATTAAAAAAGCAAATTTATTTTATCTGCAAATTTGCAATCCAATAAGATTTGTCTTTTCGTCATGATTGATGTATACTTATGAATAAATTGAATTAACTGAGGAACGAGTATGTATGGCACAATATGTAAATAACGCTGACTTTTTAGCAGCTATCGTTGAGATGCGAGCTAAGAAAAAAGAAGCGGAAGAAAAAGGTTTACCGAAACCACAAGTAAGTAATTACATTGGCGAATGCATTCTTAAGATAGCAACACATCTTTCTTATAAACCCAACTTTATAAATTACTCCTATCGTGAGGAGATGATATCTGATGGCATTGAAAACTGTCTTCAATATATTGATAACTTTGATCCCACCAAATCCAATAATCCATTTGCATATTTTACACAGATTATCTGGTATGCATTTCTGCGAAGGATTGCCAAGGAAAAGAAACAAAGTTATATTAAAGGTAAGATGATTCAGGACATGCCGTTTGAGATGTTCGAGTTACAAGAACAAGATGACACAGGTGAATTTCATAATGCGTATTTAGACTTCATGCAGCAGAATCATACATTCGATGATTTCATTGGACGTAAGAAAGAAAAGGCTGCAAAGAAAAAGATGGAAAATACATTGAACAGTTTTTTGGATGATGAAGATGACACAGGAAATAAGACAGTGGATTCGTGAGTTAGCAACAGCCCATAACATTGTGGCAAGATCTTACCCTGCACTGGCAAGAAGTTTAAAGAATAGACGAAAACAACAAGGAAAGAAACTTCTAAGGAAGTATACTTGGGATGCGTTTGATAACCAATTTGATTTGAGTAAAATTATGGATGATAAGAAAATATTTTTAGGTGTTTCTGATTTTGAAGATTTGGTTACAGCCGAAATCATGAATCGTCGTGTTAGTGCAAATCTAACAACAGTACAGCGAGAAACAACTGTCCTTTGCGATCGTCAAAGATGGTCCAAGTGGGCAGAAGAACAATACAAAGATTGTTTGTTCGTACAAAGTAATGCATCAACTGGATTTATTGTTGAAGAAAATACCAACAACTTCATCAAGTTTGATGTTAACTCCAACTCAACCACTGTCCGTGCATTTGGTGATGCTGAATTTGCAGAAGACATGATTGAGATTGTTGAGTCTAACTTCGATGTTGTATCTTCTTACATTGAATGGGTATATGGTAGTGATGGTAACTCTGTCAATGTTCCATTGAATCGTGATCGTCTTCCTGTGGAAGAAATGTATCCATTCCTTAATGGCGAATCCCTTGGCGATTACTATGATCGTTACATGGAATCTTCTGCCAACATTCTCCTACTAATTGGACCTCCAGGAACTGGCAAGACTACATTCATTCGTGGTCTGCTTGCTCATCGCAACTGTTCTGCAATCGTAACATACGATGCTGGTATTCTTGAGAAAGATGCATTCTTTGCCAAGTTCATTGAAGATGATGCCGAAGTTATGGTTCTTGAAGACAGCGATGCTTTCTTGAAATCTCGTAGCGATGGCAACACAATGATGCATCGTTTCTTGAATGTTGGTGATGGTCTTGTGACAACCAAAGGTAAGAAGATGATTTTCTCTACTAACCTTCCAAGCATCCGTGACATTGACTCTGCATTGGTTCGTCCAGGAAGATGTTTTGACATTGTTACATTTGATGTTCTTAGTGCAGTAGATGCTAAGTCTCTCGCAAAGAAATTGAAAGTTAAGTTACCAGAAGTGAAAGATACATACTCTATTGCAGAGGTGTTCAATGCACAATCTGATAATAGCAAAAAATCTAGCACAAATAGAAAGGTAGGTTTCATTTGAAGGTAGCCATTATTACAGATCAGCACTTTGGTGCTCGTAATGATAGTATTGCATTTTTAGACTTCTACGAAAAATTCTATGACAATACTTTCTTTCCTACTCTCGATGCAAATGCTATTGACACTGTCCTTGTGCTTGGCGATACTTTTGATAGAAGGAAGTATGTCAACTTCTATGCACTGGACAGAGCAAAGAAAATGTTCTTCGACAAATTGGAAGAGCGTGGTATTAGAGTGCATATGTTGGCTGGTAATCACGACACTTATTATAAAAATACTAATGAGGTAAACTCTCCAGATTTACT